AGCAGGCGCAACCGTTTGCACGGGCCGGTTGGCTCTGGAATTTTGCGTCGTACCTGCGCTGTTTCCACCAGAAAATTTCTGTGGGAAAGCATCGCGGACACGGCGATCTAACTCATCATAGTACTCATCTGACGTTGGGTCAAATCTTTCTGCTTGAACAAGCTGAATGTGTATCCCACGCGCCGCAGCCGTCATGGCCACATCGCGACCAAACCACTCGTTGCGCTCCGCCCAGTCCTCGGCTCGCGGATCGGGTTGCGCGCGCTGTTGCTGTTGAGCTGTCGCCTGCTGTTGCTGATAGGCGGCCTGTTGCTGCTGTGCAGCATATTGCGCTTTGCGGTTATCTTCGGCATCGGCCACACGACGCTGGTCGTACAGAATGTTGGATAAACGCTCTTGCGCTTCAATTTCCGTATCAGTATCACCTTCTTCACGGGCTTTCTTAACAATTTGCCGTAAAGTAGATGCTTCCGTGTCAATTCTGCTGCGCGTCTGTACTAAACGCTCGGCATCTGTACGGTGAAACTGTTCCTCAAGTTGTTGCGCGCGTTGCTGTACGTTTTTGGCATACGTAATGGCTGCTTCTTCGCGACGCTGTGTTTCACGCAAGCGAGCGGTAAGCTTGTCGATACGTTTTTTAACCTTCTCGCTATACTCCCCAAGCTCACCCGTATCCTCGCGCGCGCCTTCTACAGCAACACTGGGATCTTGTTCTACGTTCTGCAACACCGCGTCTTTGCCGTCTTCGCTTAACTCAACCGTCGCAGCTTGCTCGTTCTCACCAATGCTATATTCAAGTTGTTCGTTCATTTCTAGTACTCCTTACATGTGCAAGATATCAGACGGGTCATTTAAAACCCCGATAATCTCGTCGTCGTTCAAAATGCGTATCTCGCCACCATCTATCGAAATACGGGAACCTGCGTAACGCCCAAAGATAATCCAATCCCCTTGCTTGCACCAAGGGCCATTGAGAAACTTGCTTTCATCGCTATACGCTAAATCACCCATCTTCAACACATAACCACACGTAGTCGCCAGTTGTGTGCGTTTCTGGGTTTCTTCAGCCAAGACGATACCGCCTTTGGATTTTTCTGCACCACGATACGGCAAGATGGCAATTCGCCAGCCTGTGGGCTGAGGAATTCGATTCATCACCTCATCGGGCAGTTTATGGGGATCAAAATCCCCCTCTGCATTATAGGCATCATCGAGTTGAGGTCCGCGATCCGCGGCCTCTTGTTGCCACTTACGTTCCAGTGCAGTCAGTGTTGCGTCAGCTTCCATTGGGTACTCCTTCAGGGTTAAAAATCATCTTTAGTCGCCCGTTTAACAAGATCTCGAACGGACTGCTCTATCATTTTTAAACCCTCAAGACGCCCCATCATGAACCGATATCGTTCCATGTCCGCAATCGTGCCATTGAGCACAATCGCCTCGGAGTCCTGCTGCAGTTTCCTGATTTCTTTCAGGACTGCCTCTGCAAATTCAAGCATGGTCTATTCCATGTAAGGCAGACAGCTACAAGCCACTGTCTGAAGGCTTAAACTTCGTTTAATAGATTTTAACAGGCTGGTTGCCGTCTCGCTTTTTAACTGTGCGAACCACGCCCCCATCTCTCATCTTTTTGGGCCTGCCCGCCGTGGACAACGCAATCGCAACAGCTTGTTTCACGGCCTTACCCCGAGCCTGCGGTTTGCTGGCACCTATCGTGCCTGACTTTTCATAGCCTTTTACAAGCTCAGAGATGTTTCCACTCACAACTTTGTTGCTTCGTCCTTTTTTAAGAGGCATTGCGTCGCTCCATCCCTTGTTGAAGAATCTTCGCTCGTTCGCGACCAACTTCTGCACGCTGATCAGCAATTTTTTGCTGTGTCTGCACGCGCAGTTGCGTAGATTGCTGATTCTGTGCAATTTTTTCACGATCAATGGCAATCTGCTCTTGGTCAATCTTAAGATCAGCTTGGTCCTTGGCCGCATTTTGCTCAAGTTCCTTCTCTTTAAGCGCGATGACCGGGTCAGGTTGACCGCCACCACCCGCAAGTTGGTTTTGCATGTCCCGCACGTCTTGCATAAACTGCGCACACTTTAGGGCAATCATGCCTTCTTTTTGGATGGACGACACCATGCGGTCCGGGTCGCTGCCGTAACTCATAAACAACTCGGCTTCGGTATCTTCTTCGGCCTTAATGCGTACATGCTCAAAAATGTGTTTCTGCAGGGTTGCCGCAGCAATTGGAATGGCGCCCAAAATAGGGGATAACCCCATAATTAAATGCGACATAATGTGCGCATCATGTTGTTGCCCCGCAAAAGCCTTAAGCTCCATGCCATCCAATACATCGGCATTCTCTGAGGCAGGGTCCTTGGGCATTTGTGTGTTCTGCGGGCGCAAGATGCCGTCAATATCACGTACATTTAGCGCAGCATACACGCGATAGTACGCCTCATACATGTTGTGCATCTGGGGCGCGGTCTGCGCTAACTGCAACTGCGTCTGAGCAAGCGTAATGCGTTGCGCGGCAGAAAAGATATTGGGATCCGCCACCGGCAAGACCGCCACCATCTTGCTAAAGTCTTGTTTTTTGATGGACCGCGAGGCACCTGGCACGTCATACGGATACTCGGCAGGCAAATACTCGCCAAAACCTTTGGCTAGCATCTCAAATTCCATCTTCTGCGCATAATGCATACGCTTATGGATGGCCGACATCACCATGGAGCCACGCTCAAGCAGCGCAATGGTGGTACCCACCGCCGCATTCTGGTTGCCATCGCCCACTTGCATGTCCGCGGTGCTCGCTAGGCGTTTACCCGCCTCAACCGTAAACCCTAACAACTGATACAGGGTCTGCGAGGGCTCTTTATAAGGTAGCGGCAATAACGAAGAGGTTAATTCTGCACCGCCCGCGTCAATATCACGCCACTCACCGGGCTGAATCGGCTGATCATCATCCGCGATCCGCGCGCCTTTGGCCTTAAACCCCGCCGGCAGGTTCGCCAACGTTCCTGCATCCAGTAGTTGACGCAAGGCCGCGGTGGCCGTCTTGGCTAAACCACCAATCAGGTGAACAAAACCTAAGCCGTACGCCCCCAACCCCTCAACTAAAACGTAATGTACAAAGTATTCGCGCCGGTTGCACTTAGGATCACCCTCTTCCCAGTTGCGCCGCACGCTAATCACGCGTCCACTAGACTCGTCCAAGGTCACCACATAAGGCAATTTGATTTCTGTCGGTTCTCCGTCCTCATCTACATCCTCAAAACCAGGGATGTCCAAGGTCACTTGGAATTCAAGTAAGAAAATCTCTTCAGGTGAGCCCGATTCCACCACACCCGTCTGCTTGTCCACCGAATAACGGATCTGACTAGCGTCAGAGGGCACGCCATACGAAGACACGTTGACATCTAAGTACTGCCCTGCCACCACGCGTTTGCGAAATTCGTTAGAATCCATCGCAATACGATGCGTGATCCGCGAACATTGGCTCATGACACTCGATCCCCAGTACGGGATATACACGTCATCGGGCAAACAGAGTTTGCTCACCATGCGCTCAAGCTGCTCGTCGTAATAAACTTTCTTAAATGCCGAGCCGCCGTAGCCTGTGTAAAACAAAAGCTGATCAAACTCCGGGGTGTACTCCTTCATGACCGTCGTGAGCTGGTAATTCATAAAGTCTTGCACACGCGAAGCTTGTTGAGCCTTGTCTAACGTCTCTTTGCCCACGATCTGCGTGCGCACGGGACCGCCCGCAGGCATCAGTTCCTTCATTGCCTGAGACTGAAACTGCACAATGGCCTCGGTCAGCATGGGATGCACCGCGCCCGCCGCACCGCGAAACGGCTTGGTGCGCTCTTCGAGCTTTAGCCCCAGTAAATCCAAGCCCTTGGAATACATCTGCTCCCAGTCACCTCGACCAGACTTGTCCGCCTCAAACATTGCGCCAAGTTCAATGGAGATGTGGGATAACTCGCCCTCATCAATAACCTCGGCTAGGTTGCCATAAAAACCAACATCATTGGCCTCGTCCCCACCAAGCTCAATAATAGCGCTGCCATCATCTTCTAGGATGATCTCAACGTCAGGCATCTCGGAAAGACCTAACGATTCAATTTCCACGGTGATCGGAGCAGGGTTAACGCTTTTGTCTATGGGCATTTGTAAAACCTTGTTATGTTACTCACCACCAGTGCTAACCAGTATTGTCGTTGTACCAAGACTGCGTGTATTGATACTCCTCTGGCGCGGGCTGTTGAGCTTGGTATTCAGGAGATGCAAGAATACTTTGCCTGATTTCTTCTTCCGATGCGTTTCTATTTGCAGCAATACCTGTTGGGTCAGGCGCACGACCCAGTAACTCTTGATACACGGCCTCTATTCCCCCAATGTTGGGGTTTTGCGCTTGGTATTCTGGAGATGCAGCAATGCTTTGGCGAATCGTTTCGTCGGACTGCCCCACATTTGCAGCAATTCCCGTCGGGTCAGGAGCACGACCTAGCATTTGTTGATAAATGTTGGCAATCCCCCCGCCAGAAGGAGCCGCCGCACCCGCATTTTTAGCTTGATACTCAGCAGAATTTAAAATGCTTTGGCGGATTGTTTCTGCAGAAGCACCCATGTTCGCTGCCAGCCCCGTGGGGTCAGGTGCACGCCCTAGTAGCTCTCTGTAGAGTTGCGTAATAACGTCCGCGCCCGCACCACCGCTTGTCCCACCGCTCGCAGGAGCAGCACCAGGATTCTTAGCTTTATACTCAGCAGAATTCATGATGCTTCTACGAATGACCTCAAGAGAAGCACCCTTGTTCGCTGCAAGTCCTGTTGGGTCCGCATCGCGCCCCAACAGCTCCCTGTACAAACGGTTAATGTCTGAGGTGGTTGCACCAGCAACAGCGCCCGCGGACCCCGCGACAGGAACAGCCGCACTGCCACCGCCCCCGCTACGCGCGTAATTAGAGGGCGACAGAAGGTCTGCCTGCATTCTTGCCTCAAACTGCTGCTGCGCAATAGCATCCATCGTCGCGCGCCGCTGTGCACTGTCCGCTGCACGAATGGATTCGGCTAACTGCGCCTGACGCGCGTAGAAATCATTGGTCTCCCTGTCCGCTGCCGTGGGCGTACGAACTTGGGGCACGGGCGCCACAAAATTATAATCGCTTGAACCCGTCGACCCAAACATCGGGCGAGGTGCCATCGGTGAGGTGGGCATCATCGGATTGGTCCCCCCAGGCACAATTGACCCAAACAGCGGGCGCTGTTCCCGAAGACCAGCAATGTCCCTGTTTAACGCACCATAAGTAGGTCTAAGTGGGGCAGGAGCAAAAGGATTAGGTGCCGTGGAAAGCGGGTCTTGCGCCGTCGTCTCATCCACCAAACCACCCTCTGCATAACCCATGGGCACAGGCATCGAAGGGCGTAACGCATCTAGCATCAGGCGCGAACGAGTGTTCATCAGGCAATCCTTGCAGAAATAATTACCACGATTGTATACCTCAATAATACTCCGGTACAACCCCCGTATTCTCGCTCTTATCGTCAACCTCGTCAGAGTCCAACGCAATAAAATTGCCCGTCCTAAACCGCATCCACGCCTGTACCGTACTGTCCACTTGGTCGTCATTGTCCCCGTTGGGGAACGCCGCGCACTCCTCCACCAACTCCTCGGCCCAGTGCTCATCAGGCGCCCACACCATCCCCGCCTCCAAAATGGGTGCCACCGCGTTAGCTCTGGACACCTTGTCTTGGCCGGCTCTTCTGCCGCCTGGCGCGTACATCGTCACAGGAATCCCCACGCGGCGCAACTCCTGCTGCAAAGTGGTGCCCGTGGCCTTCGCCTCAATCAACACATTGTCAGGATTCCAGTACTTGTACTCCGCAATCGCCACCCGCTTGAGCTCAGGAAAGTCCCACCGACCGCGCTTGACGGCCAACAAGATAATGTTGGGCCCATCGTCCATCGTCGGGTAAAAAACACCCCACGTCGTAATGACAGAAAAGTCCGCCGTCTCCTTCTTGGAGTACGCCGTATCGTAGCTCTGGATAATATACTCCACCGAAGGCGGCTCACTTTGCTGCCACACGCGCCACCACTCGCGCTTGAGAATTGCACCCTCATCGGCCGTGGGGCGCTGCTGGTACATCGCATTCCACTTCTGCACGGACAGAGAAGCACGAACCCCCTCTAACTCCTCAAGCTTCCAGAACTCGGGCCACAGCGCGCGACCACTAGGCAAAATAGCAGGAAACTCAATCACCTCCCACTGATCAGCATTCTTGCCCTGTTGTGACTTTAATAACCGAGCGGTCAGATCCTTAGTCCCCCACCGCGTCATAACCACCACAATCGCTCCGCCCGGCTGCAAGCGCGTGCGAGGACCCGAGCTATACCACTCCCACGCATTGTCCAAGGCCAAATCACTCATCGCATCTTGCTCCGAGTGCGGATCATCAATCACCAAGACATCCGCGCCACGACCCGTCATCGCGCCACCCACACCCACAGCAAAATATTCTCCCCCCTTATTCGTGTCCCAACGACCCGCCGCCTTACTATCTTGCTTGAGCAAAACACCAGGGAAAATCTCCTTGTACACGTCCGTGTCCATTAGATCTCGCACCTTCCTGCCAAAGCGCACCGCTAACTCGCCATTGTGCGTCGCCTCAATTGCCTTGGTCCGAGGATCACGGCCCATCAAAAAGGCAGGCAGCAGATAGGAGGCAAACTCGGACTTGGTGTGCCGAGGAGGCATGTTCACAATCAACCGCTTTAACGTCCCATTGGCAATCCGGTCAAACGCATCCGCCATAATCCGGTGATGCTCACCAAGAATCGCGGCCGGCCAAACATACTTTACGAAATCAATAAAGTGCGTACGCGCCTTGTCCTGCGCCTCCAACATCTGCAAACGCAACTCCAGGCGCAACTTCTCAGCCTCTAACTCCGCCCCATGACCACCGCGCATATTATTCATGGCGTAAATAATATCACGCACCACGAAGCGTCAAGCAAGAATGAGGATCAAGGGTCAGGGACAAGGCGCAGAGACAAAAGTCATTTGCGTTTAAATTTTGCAAAAAATTTTGGGGAAATCGTTTATTTAAACAAGGGGGAGGGATCACGGATCGAGGCTCAAGGATCCTTAGTCGTTTACGATCCGGCGCTAATATTTTGTGCGAAATAGGGCTTAAGCTGCCGCCACGCCGAAGGGGGGGCCATCGCGCGGAGTGAGTGCTCGCGTACCTAGGGTAAACCCGAACTACCCAAGGTACCCTGAGGGTAAGCGCTCACTGACTGAGGGTTAACCCTGAGCCGTGGTGCCTGGCTAGCGTGGCGCGGCTATCTGTTATCTGACTAGGCACCACGTGCCGCGAATGTTCCACGTGGAACACTACCCACGGATCACGACCCGCGAATGTTTCACGTGGAACATTTCGAGTGAATCACTAACCACTACCCGCGAATGTTTCACGTGGAACACTAACCACGGAGCACTGACCACTGACCTGGTTACACGGGAAAATTAGCACGATTCACAAGCCACGAATCACGTGGCAAGTTTAGCAAAACAGTGTTTTTGCGGCATTTTCTGCTGCTGTTTCATCTTTTACTAGTGAATTTCACTGTTTTTATAGTGTGATACGGGGGTTTTCACTGTATTAATAAAAACAGTGCTTTTTGGCTATATTGTGGGTATTTGTGTGCTATTGTGTGCAGGTAGCCAACTCTTTAACACTATACAGCGAGAAATTATGAACAACGTAAACGTACATCTCACACTTAAATCATCCAATGCGAAAACAGGGGCAATACCCGTTAGTACTTCAAGTCGCGCGACTTGCCCCACGTCTTGCCCATTTCAATCGGCGGGATGTTACGCCGATAATTATGGTTTGAATTTTTTATGGAATCGCGTGTCTAACGGATCGGCGGGAACCGATTGGGCTACCTTTTGTAATACGATTTCTACGTTACCCGCCGATCAATTATGGCGGCATAACCAAGCGGGTGATTTACCTCAAGATGGGCAAGGGCGTATTGATGGGCATTTGATGGGTTATTTAGTCGCTGCCAATATTGGTAAACGCGGGTTTACTTACACTCATCACGACCCTGCGCTAAGTGAAAACGCCAAATATATTAAAGGCTCAAATGATTGGGGCTTTACAGTCAATTTGAGCGCGAACACACCCGCCCACGCCGATACACTTGCCGCCCTTGAGATTGCGCCCGTAGTGGTTGTCTTACCCTCAACGCAAACCACTAACACGACAACGCCTCAAGGGCGCTCAATTGTCATTTGCCCCGCTGCGATCCGCGAGGGCATCACTTGCGCGACTTGTCAGTTATGCGCCCGTGTGGATCGTAAGGTAATCGTGGGTTTTCCCGCGCACGGATCGGGCACTAAAAAAGCGGAACACGCCATAAATTTTTGGAGCAAGCAAAAATGAGCCACTATTTAAAAGAATTTCCCGACTATGACGCAACCCTGCCCACGCTAACTGGCTTTGTTGACAATTCATGGCATAACAATACTTGCCCGTCGCTGATCAATGATGAATTCGGCTTAATACTGTGGTGCGAGTACGCCGACGAAAACAAGCGCGAATGCGGAGGCGCGCGCTATGTTTTGCATTACCTTGATGATGACGACAATTATTTAACTTTTTTAGAATCAAACAATCTAGACGACATTAAAAAAGCTATCGAAGAGGCGACATTATGAAAAGTTATGGCGGAATTAACATGAATGAGTATCTTGAATCAATCAAAGCTGAGATTTTGGCTAACCCTACGTTAGCAGCGTGTACGTCAACAGAGGAGCTAGAAAACCATTGTGATGTTTACGAATTAGGCGATATAAAGAATCGTCATTTTGCAAGCCCTGCGATAGAGCAAGATTACGTTAACGCAGCGTTAAACAGAATTGATGAATGGCTTCAGGAGCGCACAGCATGAAAAAATTCGTATGTTATTGGGGCGCAGGGTATGGCGGCGAACACATTGTCAGTCACACGCTTGATTTTTTTCACGAAGACGTGGGGTATGAACCTGACGAAATTAAAGTAATTACCGCGCTCAAGGTTGGACAGTCTTGGCAGTCAGGCTATCCAAACGGCGACCATTTTGTGTTGAGGGTTGAATAATGACTATCACTATTTATGGCTATTGGCACGGCGATAATGCGCCCCTGACCGCGACCTGCAAGATAGGTTTAGACATCGGGGCAGATGATGACGAAATTTTCTTTTACTTTAGCCAGGGTGAACAAATCATTGGCAAACACGCAGATTTTACTGTTGAGGATTACGAATAATGAAAACGTTAACGATTGAAATTAAGTTTTACGAACCTGACGCGCTAGGCGAGGCTTTGCAAGAAATCATTGACTCAATAGGGTGTGGCGCAAACGGCGATAAAGTAACTATTAAACAAGAGTTACCTTACGTTTACGAATGGAGTATTAAATAATGAAAAAATATTCAGTAGTGATCGTTACTAAATATTATAAAACGATAGAAATCGAGGCAAAAGACGAAGATTTAGCTTTAGACATGGCGTGGGATTGGGCAGAAACTAACGACACGGTAAGCGGCGCACACGTTGAAGTTGAAATTTACGACCTAGAAGAGGTGACAGCATGATTATGTACATTGTTTGGGTTAACGGCGTGGCCGTCTATGAGGGTGACGAATTAGCACCCGCGCGTAAGATTTTTAATAAATGGCTTGCCAAAGGTTGTGAAGATGTCGCGCTTGAGAAGGTACAGTCATGACACACCTAGAAATTATTGACATGGCCGCACTTCGTTTAGGCTGCGAGCGCGCGCTAGAACTGCTAGAAAACCCTGACGCGTCGCATTTTGATGCTGATAAGGTTATCGCTTTTTTAACCATCGTACTGGATAAATCAAAATGAAAT